ACCTCGTGGCCTACGGTACAAACGTACCTCTGTTGGTGTATCGTCCTCATACAACGCATCAATGATAACTTTATCACCATTGGCAATCTGGTTGTATGAATAGTTTATTTCATCAGCTAATTGTTGCACTGATTTGTTGGCATCAATGATTGACTTGGTAAGCATACGCTTAGTCAATTTAATTCTAGCTTCTGTGTCTGTTAGTCTATAGCTTTCAGCTTTCATGTCTGTCTCCTTACTGTACTGCATACGGTGCTTCGTATATGAATGGGTATGATTTGTATTCATCCATCTCATACTCACCACATTCTAAAAAATCTATGTTCACTGCATCTGGGTGTATGCTACGAGCAAGGTGCATTGCAAACTCTGTAGCACTGTGCCAGTCAACGATTGATGGATATGTATCGTCTAGTTGTATAAGACTTTCCATACCATCAACATCAACCTTCACATCATAACCCATGACTAGCATGGCTCTGCCCCCTCTGCATATATGTACGGCCTGTACACTGGTTCAATCAATGTAGGTTTCATCATCAGATAAGCACGTTTGGCTTTACGCACTGGTGTCTTATCAATAAGCTTTATGAAACTGTCATACTTGTATGGGTTGTACCCAACATTGTCCAACGTTGGACAGTCATACTTACTGAAGTACGTAGCTTCACCACGCACAAAAGCATGGACATTCTTCTTTCCCTCACGCAAGACACGTTGCCTACCACCTTGACGCACCACAAACTCTGGGTTGTGTATGTGTACTCTGTCAGTGTGTAGTATCACCCTGCCCGACCTAGCTGATCGGACAGAGAATAGATGCTTGTGTAAATTAAAATAAACTTCAACTCTCATCGTCTTTCTCCGTTTGTATTTGTTTTGCATAGTCTCTGCATATACGTTTATTGTGGCATATGATGACAACCTTACCGTCATCATCATACACTGTGTACTTGCGTCTATGTAGCAAGATGTTCACTTACCCTGCAAAGTGCCAGAACTTACGCTCTGTACCCTTGTTACGGTTGTGCTCAACGTACAGGCTGAACTTGCCCATGTGATGTGCAGTCATGCAATCACTACGGTTGAACAAAGACAAGCCACGAGACTTGATACTACGCTTACGTAGCAATCCCTTTTGTCCAAGTAAGTTGAAACGGAAACCTGATGTTCCATCGTTGAGTGGTTTAGTTGCGAATATTACAAACATGATATATCTCCTTGTGTTTGTGTTGAGTAATTAGTTTAACGTTATACTATTTATAACACTTTCATATACATTTCAAGTGTTATATAATAGTATTTATTTAGCGACCTTGCGTTGTAGTTGTTTTTGCTTACGTGCAATCTTACGTTCACGTTTCCAATCGTCATTGTGTTTAGACTGTCCAACCTTGGACGCTTTGGTTTTAGAAAACTTAATAAAGTTTTGCATCTCGTATCGCATTTTGCTTTTCCTTTCTTGTAAGCTTACGCTTGTTACCTTTTTTGGGTGGCACTACTTGTGGCGATTTACGTTGCTGTAGCATTGCCCTCGCCACTGGGTTTATGTATGTCACAGTTTTACGCATTGCTACCTCGCTATGTTGTGTTGTCTACGCCATGCTACCCAAGTGATAGCTTGCATCTGAAAGCCTTTGATGCCAACAGCCTTTCCTGCTTCAATGTAAGCATTGGCAATGATACCATACTCTCTGACACCTACGTTGTTGTTCTTGAGAACCCTACGTATTCCATCGTGTATGTTCTTAGCATGACCATCGACAGTGACTACATCAATGCCAAGTATGTTAGCAAAGAAAGCTGTAGTCTTTTTACCATTGAGCTTAGTCATCAATGCTTTCCTACGTACCATACGTTGCTCTAGCATATCCCATGCCTTACGTTTGTTGGCAGGATAGGCAGAGACAGTCACATCATCTATAGTGCAACCTCTGACATATGCATCGACCAGTATGTGTGTAGCCCTGACATTGACATTCCATTTCAAGTTAGGTGACAATGCAGAAATTACACCAACGACAGTGTTTACACTGACACCAAATTCCTTGGCAATCTTGGTAGCATCACGCTTGGCAAGCTTGTACCACTTGATGCCATGTGTCACCTCATCAGGTGTGGCATTGTGGTATGTAGTGAGAATATTTTGTACAGTCATTATTCATTCCCTCCGAATGTTGCATCCCATTCTTCTGATGTAATACCAGAGATTAGAAACTCTCGTACCTCTGAGCTAAGATGTGGAAACGCATCCTGTACTAACGTACCTGTGTCAACCATATCATCAATCTCGCCTTTGCTTACTGGCAAAAGCATACTGCTTTCTTTACCAGTGAGGATAGAAGCCTTTGTTACACGACAGAAGTGCTCATCAATTTTTACTACTTGCATTTTATTTACCTTATAAAGTGTCCAACATTGGACGGTTTCAGTTTCAGTGTTAATGTATATACATGTTATATAACACTTTCAATATAAATCAAGTGTTATATAACTGTAATACTATTATTTTACATCCTTCCATCCACTATCGTAGATAAGTGTAGGCTCTTTAGGATATGTGAAGTGTCCAACCTTGGACGGTTTAGCCTTGTCTAGCTTTGCACGTAGCTCTGCTACCCTGTCAGCTTTGGGTGTAGGCTCATACAATCTAGCAGAGCTAGAGTTCACAATGAAAGAACGTTGCTTTTTAAATTTCATCTAAAGTTCCTTTAGCCAGAATGTGAGGATTGCCAGTGTACCGAATGGTACAAGTACAGCAAGAACGATGGGGTCAAAGTTGTATACAACTACAGCGTATACCATGAATGCCACAAGCATTGTCATAAATGTCCACAACAATGCAAATACAATACGAAATAATAACATATGAATAATCTCCGATTAGTGAAGTAACAGCTTACGCTGCTACCTCAGTTGATGTTTCAGTGTACTGAACATACTTGCCAACCTCTGAATGATCTATGATCATCTCTGCAAGCTCAAGTATATCAATGCCATTGGCATCGCATACTTTCACAAGCTTGTCAAACACTACCTGTTTACTAACAGGAGACTGTCCAACATTGGACGGTTCTACTTTAGTAGGTGTAGCTTCCACTGGCTCTGCTTTAGCAGTAGTTGGTGCTTCACTCTCAGCTTCCTTAGAAGCCTTACGCATTGAAGCTTGTAAAGCTGTGAGAGAGGTAAAACCCTTTTTGCTTTTAGCAATGAAGTCACGACACTCTACTTCGTTTTCAACGAACCACAAAGCTTCGGATCGTCTTCTACGATCAATGATGTGAACTCCATGAGTAGTAAGAGTTTGTCGAGATATTTGACCACTGTCAACTGGTGATGAAGCCTTCAATTGCTGTAGCAATTTGCCAAGCCTTGTGTCAAAGCCTTTAGCTTTCGTAGTATCCTTGAGACTGTTAGTCTGCTTCCAGATTGTAGCAAGGGCTTTGCCCTCTTTGATCATTGCATCAATAGTTGTTCCAACTACTTTGGTTTGTGCTTTTTTCGAGTTTGCCATTTTGGTCTTCCTTTACTATCTAATGTTTTTATATGAGAGTTACATATATCTCTCACAAATAGTGAGATATATTAACTATCATTAAAAACAATTATTAGATAGTAAGTTTTGCGTGTAGCACATGTGATCCTCTGCGCCTGTCGTTTCCCACGTGACTGCAAGAATACTGTAGGTATTCTGAAGTACATGCGCCAAACTCACGAGGACTTGGATGCCACAAGAAAGTGTCCAACATTGGACGGTTTTCCTCATGCTGTGATCACATGATGTGTACAGCTCTGCCAATGGAACAAACAGCCACACTACCCTATAGGGGTAGGGGTAAAAATGTAGATTGTATCTGCAACACACCTTCAGTGTGACAATTGCTTTCAATAACTCATGCTAAAGCATGGCAACTGATTGCATAACAGTTGTTGTAGACAACTAAGTCACTGAATTTGTTACCATCTTTGATGACATGGTGGATTGTCTCACTGTTTGCTACTTCACCAACGCCATGACATTGCATTATGCAGACAATTGCACGGTGAAGCGAGGGGGTCGGCAGGGGCCAGTGGCGGTGGGGCGGTATATATGCTTGTACAATTACACAGATCAGGAATAATGAGTGTTAACCACATTACATATATGGTGGTTTACACGTACTTGTGATCACAAAACTAGGATGACACTTATATGTGATCACATAATAATGTATAGCATTGTACGATTAGGGGTTGACATGGGTCATAGAATGTGTAAAACTACGTTAGTAGTTAGTTAGGTTACACTAACAGTGATACATGTACAATGTAACACTTACTATGCTCTTATATAATACTCTTATATATACATTAACTATAAATACACTTAGATAAACACGTACAGTGTATATGCCGTTAGGCGAGAGCTTTCGTATTTAAATATAATTAATTGTTGACAATGGCAAAGAAATCAGTAAAACTATATACAGACAATGTAATAGAAGAGTTCTATTCTCATCTAGTAAATGGTACATTGAAAGATTTACATATCCCCCATAGTGATGTATTCTACGTAAGAGAAGCAGTACAGAACCATTATGGGAGGCCATTTACGTTGGAACACGTAGAGTGGGCTATGAGAAAAGAAGGTTGGACAGATGTCAATTCCTGAAAGAGTTAAAACTAAAATGAAGGAAGAGGGTTTGTCTGGGGTTAACAAACCTAAACGTACTCCTAAACATCCTAAGAAGTCACACTGCGTAATGGCAAAAGAAGGTGACACATATAAGTTTATACGCTTTGGTCAGCAAGGTGTAAGTGGTGCAGGTAAAAGTCCTAAGTCAGCTAAAGATAAAGCACGTAAGAAAAGTTATTATGCTAGACATAATGCACAGGACTCAAAGCCAAGTAAGTTAAGTGCCAGATACTGGTCACACAAAGTCAAATGGTAAGGAATATAAAATGGGTAATCCTATAAAAACAGGAAGTAAACTTAATAGAGCTAAAAATGTAGCTCAAGGTACTCTTGAAGATATAAAGAATAAACCACTAGCAACAGGTGCAATATCTGCCAAGACAACTAAAGCAGGTAACAAACCATTGTCTATGGGTGCATATCGTTCTATGACATCAAAACAACGTGCAGATGAAAAACTAAAAGCAAGTCAGATGTATCGTGCAGGTAAGATTACTGAAAATGAAATGGAAGCTATTCATAAAAAAGTTGATGATGCAAATGCTGCAGAAGTTAGAGCATCAGCAGCTAAAGGAAGTGGTAGTAAAAAGAAAGTAACATTAACTGAATTAGAAAAAGGTAAACCTGATAGAGAGCTACGTAAAGGTGGAATGCCATTTAACAAAGGTGGTATGTCTTCACACAAAGGTAACTTCGATATGCGTAAAGGCGGCATGTTTGCAAAGTGAGCATAGAGCTTGACTTACGTGATTGGTCAAAGACTGTACTAGAAGTACCCAATGATGCACTCAAAGGATTACCTGCCTGTCCATATGCAAGAGAGGCATGGAAACAAAACAAAGTAAATGTAATTGAAACTGATAACATAGGTATTGAAACCATTTGCCAAGCTAGAAAGTTTGACAATACATATGATCTGGTAGTTGTAGCTTCCTACACATTTCCATCCCCCTACGCATTTACTGAGTTTATAAATTTTTTAAACAATACTTTTACAAAAGAAGATTTGCACATCATGGGGTTTCACCCTGAATACGGTGCAGAAGATGCAGACTTAGACTTCTTGTATGAACATGAGTGGGAGTCTGCGATAGAGAAAGAATATGCCATGTTGTTTATTCAATCTCTTTCAAAGGTAGATGACGCAAGTTTGAAACTGGAGAAGTTAGGATACTATAATGTGTATCCATCTGAAGAGTATCAGACTCTTGTATTAGATAGAAGAAAACGGAGAACAAGACAATGGCAATGAAACCTCGTGCAATGAAAAAGATGAAAGATGGTGGTGGGGCTACTAAAAAAGCAACACCTTCAGAATTTAAAAAAATGTTAAAATCTTTAGGTTTAACTCAAGCTGAAGTAGCAGATATGTTAGGTCTTACTAAAGCAGATGCTACTGGCGTAAAAAGAAATATGATGCGTGGTGGTACACCTAAGAAACCAATGATGCGTGGCGGCATGTCTAAGAAGAAAAAATAAATGTGGTTAGCCGTATTATTGGTGTGTACAAACCCATCAGCATTATCCTGTCAGGTTGTAGCAAAGCCAGAACCCTTCTATACAGAACAAGCCTGTAAAGAAGAAACTATTATGGTAACTAATGACTTAGTGGCAAAGGGTATGTACGCAATGCCAACATGCGTTAAAATTGGAACTAACTTATAGGAAACTAAAATGAAGAAACTATTATTACCAGTTGCATTTGCAACTATGGCAACATCTGTATCAGCTATGGACTTAGGATACGGTGTATCTGTCGGTGCTGAAACAGAACTAACATATACCACAGGAACAGAACTGTGGACATTAGATGTAACACCATCAATGGGTATAGGTGCATATGGCGTTTCCTTTACAGGTGAAACAACTATAGATGTACTAGACCTAAACAATGGTGACATCTTTACAGGTGTAGATTGGAAAGCTGAGTACGTATGGAACGGCATGACAACATACACTAAAGTATCATCAGACGCAGACTTTGAGTTTGGTGATATTACCTTGGGTGCAAAGATTAAATTCTAAATGGCTAACCCTGCTACAGCTAAATACTTTACAAAGGCAAAAGACCTTTCCGCAACATCGGGTGGTGCTAGTGGTGATGTAGTGTACACGTGTCCTAATAACCATGTGTCACTCATCACTTTTTTGCATGTATCGAATGGTTCTACAAACAATAAGAAGTATAGTCTCCAGTGGTATGAACTAGCTACAACTACATATCACTTTCTTGTAGATGAGCATAGCCTAGCAGCAAACAGTTTAGAAGAAGTTGTACAGGGTGGTGGATACCTAGCATTAGCTGCAGGTGATAAGATCATAGGTTTTGAAGACAGTAGCTCTGACTTTCACGTAGTAATCTCAGGTGCAGAGTATTACCAACCGACATAACGGATATGCAACTTTTGTGAGTACTCATAGGTAAGTACTTATGATATAACTATCTCCATACGCTACATTGTAGCGAGTAACACTAAAGGAGATAGACATGAGTGTAAAACAATTTTTTAAGAATGCTTGGAAGAAGCATGAAGTCGCTCAACAAAGACGTGCAGATTTTAGATTGCTACAGATGATGAGTGACAAAGACTTAAACGACATAGGTATAGGTCGAGGCGATATAAGGAGAATTATATATGCCAAAGAAGAAAGCAACTAGAAAACTTTCTAAAGGTGGTAGCACTGTAAATGCAGCAGGTAACTATACCAAACCTGCAATGCGTAAGAAACAGTTTTCCAGAATAAAAGCAGGTACTAAAGGTGGCGGTGCAGGTCAATGGAGTGCTCGTAAAGCTCAAATGCTTGCATCTGCCTATAAGAAAGCAGGGGGAGGATACAAAAATTGAAACGTTATCTTAAAAGACTATGGTGTGCTTTAATCAATCGTAAGTGTAATCCACAGTGTGAGTGCTGCTAAATGGCTAAAGCTAAATCCCAACAAAGCTTAGAGAAGTGGACAAAGCAGGAGTGGGGAACTAAGAGTGGAAAGCCTAGTGCTAAAACTGGTGAGAGGTATTTACCTCGTAAGGCTATTGACTCTCTTAGCAGCAGTGAGTATGCCGCTACAACCAGAGCAAAGCGACAAGGCACTAAGGCAGGTAAGCAGCATGTGGCTCAACCTAAAGGCATTGCAAAAAAGACGGCTAGATTTAGGAGAACCTGATGGTAGAAGAGTATGACCTAGATAAAAACGGTAAGCTAGACGAAGAAGAACGTGCTATCTATTTAGAAGATAGACGTAGGAAAATGGAAGATGAAGATGCCAAGCGTGATGCTCAACGTAATATGACTTGGTTTGCTCTATCAGGTATGGTATTATATCCTATGGGTATTTTTCTATGTACCCTTATTGGAATGGATACAGCAGCAATGCTAATAGCTGACATAGCTAATATCTATGTTGTATCTGTGTCTGCACTGGTTGGTGCATACTTTGGGTTTTCAGCAATGGGAGCAAAGAAATGATACAGGGTTTACTTGGACCTATAGCTAGTCTGGCAGGTACTTGGCTGAATGGTAAGGTAGAACAGAAAGCTGCACAGAATAAAGTGAAGGTAGCTAAAGCAGAAGCGGAAGCAGCCATCATGGTTTCAGCCGCTACGTCAGAAGCTGAGTGGGATCGCATTATGGCTAATGCATCTGCAAACTCGTGGAAAGACGAATGGCTCACAATTTTGTTTTCAATTCCATTAATCCTTGCATTTTGTGGGGATTGGGGTAGACAGATAGTAGCAGATGGTTTCCTTGCTTTGGAAGTTATGCCTAGCTACTACCAATACACCTTAGGTGTAATCGTATCTGCATCTTTTGGTGTAAGAGCAGCAACAAAGTTTTTTAAGAAGTAGGAATAGATATGGCAGATAAAAAGAAAAAAACACTTAAATCATACACAACTGCAGCAGGTTCTCAACAAGCAGGTAGCGATGCTAATATAAAAAAGTTAGTTATACGATTTAATAAAGACATAGACAAAATTGTTGATGGTAGTATGACCCATGCAGAATTTAAAAAGAAATATGGTAAAACCGTAACACAAGCACAGAAAATGATTTATAGTATGTCTGCTGCTTCGGGAAGTAAACGCAGGAAAGAAAAATCAAAGACAGGTTATTCTGGTTCTGCATTAACTTTAGATGACTATGAAAAATACCAGAAAAAACAAATAAAACTATTAAAATCAAAAGATAAAACAAATAGAAAGTTTATACCACAGGATTATCGTAAGGGTGGTATGACTTTATCTACAGTAGACAATAGAAAGAATAAGTAATGGCATTTAAATTATCAAACAGATCACTAGGTAAACTAGAGGGTGTTCACCCCGATATGGTGGAGACAGTGAAAAAAGCTATAGAAGTGACATCGGTAGATTTCGGAGTCACGTTTGGTGTAAGAAGTTTGGAAGAGCAAGAGCGTTTGTTTAAGTCTGGCAGATCACAGACTATGAACAGTAAACATTTATTACAAGACTCAGGATACTCTCATGCAGTAGATTTAGTTGCATATGATGGATCAGATGTAGTATGGGAATTAAATGTATACGATAATATTGCTGATGCTATGAAAGCTGCAGCAAAAGAAGTTGGCTGTGCTGTTAAGTGGGGCGCAGCTTGGTCAGTAGGCAATATAGTAGATTATGGTGGTACAATGGAAGAAGCCATGAATGAATATGTAGACCTACGTAGATCAGAAGGAAGACGTCCATTTATTGATGGGCCGCATTTTGAATTGATGGTATAATGGCTAGACAATTAACAGAACAACAACAACAGTTCCTCAGTGTACTATTTGAAGAGGCAGGTGGTGACATACTCACAGCAAAGAAACTTGCAGGGTATTCAGATACTACTTCTACAAGCAGTGTTGTAAATAGTTTAAAAGAAGAAATCATAGATGCTACTCAAACGTTTCTATCACGCAATGCTCCCAAAGCTGCAATGGCTATGGTTGGTGCATTGTATGATCCTACTGAGTTAGGCATACGTGATAAGATGCAAGCAGCTAAAGAGTTACTTGATCGTACTGGTCTAGTAAAGACTGAGAAGGTACAAGTTGAAGCCAGAGGCGGTGTGATGCTTATGCCCCCAAAACAAATGGAAGATGATGACTAAACCATTAAAGCAATGGAAGTTACCCCAACCAACTGACATAAAAGAAGACAACGAGTGGATACCTATTCCACGTATATCACGCACCATACCTTTTGGGTATGATGTAGACCCCGATGATCCAGACGTACTATTACCGAATGAACATCAGCTAGATATGCTAATGAAAGCACAGAAGTATTTAAAACAATACTCCTATCGTGAAGTAGCTAACTGGCTCACAAGGAATACTGGCAGAAGTATTTCACATGTAGGTTTGAGGAAACGGTTAGACAATGAGCGAAGAAGAAAAAACAAATCTGGAAGCCTACGCAGATGGGCAGACTATGCGAAAAAGGCAATCGCCAAAGCGGAAGAGATCGACAACAAAAGACTTGGAGCTAAAGCAGAAGCCAGTAAAGAAGACACAAGCGCAGCCTAAACCAAATCCAGTAATAGATACACCATCTATTGAAGAACAACACAACGTTATCTTTAAACCCAATGAAGGTCCACAAACAACCTTCCTAGCTGCAGGTGAAAGAGAAGTGTTATATGGTGGCAGCGCAGGTGGTGGCAAAAGCTACGCCATGTTAGCTGACCCTCTACGTTACATGGGCCATCCATCCTTTTCTGGTTTGCTACTACGGCATACAACAGAAGAACTAAGGGAACTTATCTTTAAATCACAGGAAATGTATCCTAAGATTTGGAAAGGTATTAAGTGGTCTGAACGTAAGATGCAGTGGACTGCGCCCTCTGGCGCAAGATTGTGGATGTCATATCTGGATAAAGAAGATGATGTCTTGCGTTATCAGGGTCTAGCTTTTAGTTGGATAGGCTTTGACGAGTTGACACAATGGCCCACACCATTTGCATGGAACTACATGCGCTCTCGTCTACGGTCCACTGCACCCGATCTTCCAGTATATATGAGGGCTACTACTAACCCCGGAGGTAGAGGCCATCACTGGGTTAAGAAAATGTTTATTGATCCTGCTGCTCCAAACAAACCTTTTGAAGCAACAGACATTGACACAGGAGAAACTTTAAGGTATCCTGCAGGACATGAGAAAGCAGGTAAGTATTTATTCAAACGTAAGTTTATACCTGCTAGATTAAAAGACAATCCATATTTATCACAGCAAGGTGACTATGAAGCCATGCTACTGTCACTACCAGAACAACAACGTAGGCAGTTACTAGATGGGGATTGGGATATTAAAGAAGGTGCAGCCTTCACAGAATTTGATAGGAATATACATGTCGTTGAACCTTTTCGCATCCCCAGTAACTGGGTCAAGTTTAGAGCTTGCGATTATGGCTATGGGTCTTTTAGTGCCGTACTTTGGTTTGCTGTCGCACCAAGTGAACAAATAGTAGTATACAGAGAATTATATGTAAGCAAGGTACTAGCTACAGATTTAGCTGATAGAGTTCTTGAACTAGAAGCAGAAGATGGAAACATAAAGTATGGAGTGCTTGATAGTTCTTTGTGGCATAAGCGTGGTGATACTGGTCCTTCGTTGGCTGAACAGATGATAATGAGAGGTTGTCGTTGGCGACCTTCAGATAGATCAAAGGGTTCACGTGTAGCAGGTAAGAACGAAGTACACAGACGTTTACAGGTAGATGAGTTTACAGAAGAACCAAGAATGATATTCTTTGAAAACTGTGTAAATACTGTGGCACAATTACCTGCAATACCTTTGGATAAAAAGAATCCAGAAGATGTAGATACACATTCAGAAGACCACTTGTATGATGCTCTAAGATACGGTATAATGTCAAGACCAAGGTTTAGTGTATTTGATTACGATCCACATGGTACACCATCAATGGGTATGAGAGTTGCAGATAGCACGTTTGGATATTAAGGAAAAGTAAATGGCAGAAGATAACGAAGTCTTTATTGAAGATGACGCAGTTGTTTTAGAGGACACAGATGATACAGATGTTGTGGATGCTGAAACGTCAAAGATTATTCCATTTATTATGGAGAAGTACAATCGTGCAGAAGACTATCGTAGACAAGATGAAACACGTTGGTTAAGAGCATACAGAAACTATCGTGGTATTTATGGGCCAGAGGTTCAGTTTACAGAGGCTGAGAAGTCTCGTGTCTTTATCAAGGTAACTAA